GTCATGAGGCAATTTTCAGAAAAAATCGATAAGCGGTCGTCACCCGACTTTGTCTCGCTTGGATGAGTTACACGAACGACAACACGCTGCTAAGTTGCTTGGGTCTAGCCGACCCGTACGGTCAACTGCTAGGGGTATTACATGATCAACCGTGGCATCAATGCCGGATAGTTTTTTCTGGCATTTGTAGCAAGTCCATTGATCTCGGTCAAGTATGTGTCTGCGTATTCGTTGCCAGTCAGCACCATAGCCTCGCTGAGTTGTGTTGGCTTTTGGTTTGCTTTCCATTCGTTCAAGTAATTTGTTGCTACAACTTGGACAACGACTTGCTCTGACTGGAACGCCACAATCCAGACATGGCATCATCGCACGCATTGTTTAATTCTTAAACTGCTCGACGATCATGAATGGGCCGGATGTGTAAATATCATTCATCGCAGCAATCTCAAGCGCCTCGATGATTGTGGCCTTGGCGAATAGTGCGCCAATAGCATAAGACGATCCAGTCCCGATTGCATAGATTCCATGATTGGACATTGTCACGCTGTAATCATCTGCGATCTCAAAGACTTGACCTTCGATTGCGACAAGCAACAAGAATCCTGCTTCGCTATCGTTTGGATCAACTTTGTAGTCGTGATATTTCAACGCATCTTTAAGTGATGGAATTACTTTGCGCAACATGAAGTGATAAAGATTTTTTCGATCTGTTGCTGTTGGGTTTGGTGGATTCCAAAGCACCTGAGCAATGTCACAAGCTCTAACATCGCCAGCACCAGCGATGATGTATTTTCCACGCTCCGAAATTTTGACTCTTTGGGGCGGGGTATATTTTCGACCAATTCCAGAAGTGGTTTGATTATCAGCGCCGAGAATTACTCGATCATCTAATTGCACCGCAACGATTGTAGTCATTTTGTGATTTCCAATCTTTGATCCAGCAATTCGTCAATGAAATGATCGATAATGTGTTTTTTAGAATCTCGCGTGATTTTTTTCGACTCAATGGCGTTTTTTAACGCTTCGTCGATTTCGGTGATGTCTGGCTCATCCATGATTTTGCCTGGAGCCACGACAACCCGACGACGCTAGTGTATCACGCACAAGTCGCCTACTTTGTCAAGCCGTCCGACGCGTGTCGAGAATTTGCTTGAAATTGTAGAGCTGTCCTCGTTTCGCGACATGGTGTTTTTTGATGATTTTGTAGATCGCTTTTTCGCTGATTCCCAGATATCCAGCGATCGCTTCGGCATCAAGCCAAACATCGTTTGAGGAATCGGTCAAAGCGACAGCGATCAATCGGCCAGTCGTCCACTTGGTCTTACATTTGCGGCAACTGATGACTTCGCCCAGATTGTCGTCTAGGACTTTGAGGATTTGACCACAACGCTGATTTTCTCCAGTATCGGCTGGGCATGAGATTCGCTTGGCTTTGTCGGTTTGGATTCTGGCGGCTACTTTGCCAAGTTGTTGAATTTCGCGGATTTCGCGGAAGTAATCTGCCGCCCAAGGTTGCTGACATGACCATTCAGCATGGGTTTGGGCGAATTTGATCGCCGACTGGATTTCCTCGGAGATTGGCAACTTTGGCATCATCGCTGGCGGCGTCAGATCGCGGTCTGACCGGATCAGCTTCTCCCATTCATGCAATGTCCCCAGAATGTCGTCGCCAGCGATAAAGCTCAAAGCCGCGACATTGACCCCGATCGTGCGTTCCCCGCTGGACGAACCAGCACCGCCGTTTCCGGGTAACAACTCAGCATGAGCAGAATTCCAGAACTGCCAGATGTCGTCAAGTTGACGGATCAAGAGCTGCGCGAGTTTCATGTCAGAACGGTATCCCATCAGATTTCGTTGGTTGGGGTTTCGGCCAGTAATCCGGCCAAGTCGTATGTGGCGAGTTTGTGCATTGGTGCGATTTTAGAACGACAGTTTCGGGAGTCGTCGCCAGCATCCGAATTTTCGTCCGGTAGATGGCGATGAACGATTCGTCGGCTCGGTGGATTTCGTAGGTCGAGATTCTGGCAAGGTAGCAATCGATTTGGTCGGCAAAGTTGAGTCGGGTCGTGTCAAGGCTGGTGGGGAAGCCAGATTGACAGATCAACCGCCAGATCGTCGAGTGACACTTCTTGCAAAGGTCTGGGTTGCTGCCTGTGGATAACTTATAGCGAGGAACTTCCCAGAACGAAGGTTGTGATTTTTTCAATTTTAAACCGTCTCCGCTATGGCGGCTCTATATAGCCGCCGCCTCATAGCGGTAAAATGAGCTACTTCTATGCGGTAACTACTTCCTTGGAACTTCCTGAGAAAGTTATCCACAGATTTATCAAAGTTATCCACAGGTTTGACCAAGTTATCCACAGGTTTTAAGCGGTCTCAATGTCGACAATTTGGGGGATGAGATGGTCAATCGGCCACCACAATTCCGACCTTCCTTGGGTCGAAGTCTTGACTCGACGACGAGCTAGAGCCGATTTTCTCGCCGCTGCCAACGCCTTGTCGTCTTTACCCTTCTTGAGCAACCCGCAGAGATCGGTCGTATTCAGGCCAGGATTGTTCAGGACAGCCGCAACCCACATCTCCTCTAGATTGTCCTTCCGCGCCGTCCTAGCGTCGCTACCGCCCAATGTGAGGCCTCTGGTGGCCTCGTCGAACTTGACCTGCTGCTCCTCAAGCAGAACATCGCGGCCGTCTGCGGAGAAGAACCGACCGTCGTCGGTCTTCTTCAGCAGCCAGCGGACGTCGGCCCAGTCATCGATACGGGTGGCGCCACGAGCGCGGTCGATGCCGAATTCTTGAGCGCGGCCAGTATGGACGGGGAGTATCAGATTGCTGACGCCAGCACGCTCCTTGACGATGTCCAACATATCGAGGAAAGCACCGACATCGGAGTTTGAGTTCTCATCGCCACTACCGGTAAAGGCTCGCGCAAACGGGTCAACGATCCACGTCTGGCAGTTCAGCTTCGCCAAGGTTTCGATGACCTGCTCGCGGACATATTCAGAACGCAGTGGAACGCTCTTTCCGCGCAGGTGGACAAGTGTGACCATTTCGGAATTTTCGATTGAGACATCCTTCATCCAGCGACGATATTGGTTCTCGCTGACTTCATAGTTGAAGATGACAACTCGACCAGGGTGATTGGCTGGCTTGAAGTAGTTGAGGAATTTGCCGCCATCGACGAGGGACTTGGCGAGGTTATTGATCATCGTGGTCTTTCCAGCCTTGTATTGGGCTGTAAGGGTCACGTTTGCGCCAGTTGGTATCAAACCCTCGATCGTCCAGTCGACTTCCTCAATGGGCAGTTCTAGCTCTTCACCGAGGGTCTCAACGAAGATGATCGGGTCGTAGCGACGGGTGGCATCTTCATTGTCGAGGATTTCCTTGGCACGTCGGCGAGCGCGGCTTCGGGCGATTTCCTCGTTGAGTGCGATTTCCTCGGGCGATAGCCATTTGGCGGCTTCGATTGGCTCTGGATTTGGCTCCAGATTTGGCTCCAGATTTGGCGCTGGCGTTGAAGCCGTTGGCGCTGGCGCAATGCTGGGAACGCCGTAGCCGTTGGCTCGTAGGTTCTTGGCAGCAGCTTTGAAATCGCCATTGAAGTTGAGGTGGGTGAAGGCTGAGAATTTCGAGTAAGGCTTTTCGGCTTCGAATTCCGTACTGGTGGAGAAGACGAATAAGTTGTCGCCATCGTTTCGTCCAGTTGTGGCGCTGATGCCGATGTTCTTACCAGGTCGTCGCCAATAGGTCGTCGTGCCTTGGGTGAAGACTTTGCTCCAGCCACGCGGAGTCAGAATCTCATCCCAACTGGTGCGGTTGCTGTAATCATCGCCAGGGCTGACGCCGCCGCCAGCATCCGCGTGGTCTGCGATCACCGACAGCACCGTCTCCGGTGTCGGCATCCGATCCAACGCTCTCAATACGCTGTGGACCGCTTCACGCTCATCCCAGCTGATTGTCGGAATGGTTGCTGGTGATCCTGTGACTGCGATCCACGCCTTGCCCGAGGGATGCACCATCCCATGAGACGGAGCGACGATTGAGAATCCGCCTTCGCCTCTGGTTTCGATCAGGACGCCGCCGTCTTCGCCAGGTTGCCTTGCGATCTTGGTGTTGCCTGGAACTGGTGCGTCGCTGATCCGGTAGTAGAAGTGAACGCCGCCTGATGGTGTGAATTCGGCGTAGCCGTTGGTGACTTTGTGGAGTATTTCAAGCAGTCCGGAATTAGTTGCCAGTTCGTTTGCTTCATCAAGCAGACCCATTGCAACTGCGCGGCCCTCGAATTCCAACATCTCGAGGTTGCCTGATGCTTGACCGGTGATGACGCCGAAACCTGTTTGGTCAGGATTGGCAAACCAATGGTGAATCTGCATGGCGTTGGCGCGTTCTGTTTGGTACTTCTTCCATGCGCCGAATGGTGCTTTGCTGCCATCCATGCGCGTTGGCACGATCGAGCAACCATGAGCTGCAAATGACATGGCAGCGCCGAAAATTGGGTTGCCAGATTGCTGTGGTTCTGTGTTCACGTTGTCCCCTTTGTGAATTACTTGCGTTTATCGGTTGAGTAAAAGCCTGATCCTTTGAATTCGACACCTGGAACCGTATATTGACGGGTCATGGCTAAACCGCAGGAACTACAGCAAGGAATCGGCACTGACTCCTTGATTGATGCTGAAATCTCGGTGACTGTTGAGCAGGATACGCAGTGGAATTCATAGATCGCCATTAGTCGCAGTCCCAGCAGTTAGCCTCGCAGTGGCCTTCATTCTTACAATGCCAGCAGCTTCCATCGCGCAGGTTGCTGGCGAGGTGCTGGATGTGGCGTCGACGATTGTCGGCCTTGATGCGCTTGGCTTCGGCGAATACCAAAGAGAACGCAGCGAGGATACTCAGGCCATAGACGACGCTGAGGATTTCATTTTTGGTCATTTACTCTCCTGAATATCTCGAACGATTGAACAAGGCCAAGCGACAATTTTCTCGCCCCTGGTACAGGCTTGGCATAGCCCGTACTTAGAGACGTGAATCTTTAGTAATTCGTCGTTGGTCATGTGCGCCGGATAGGAATCGAACCTATCAAGACGGAAAGGTGGACGGAAACATCTCAACCATTCGGCGCTATATGGGTCCCCCTAAGACCCAAACCTATTTAGAACGGGGTTGCACCCATCTGCTTCTTCAGAGCTGCCAGCACCGCTGGATCAACGCCTGAAAGATCGTCTGCTGCTGATGCCTTAGACGCTAGTGGCGCTGGAGTACCCCAAGGATCGCCCTTGTCGACTGTGACATCGAAGTGCTTGAGTGTCTTGCCACCGGCACGCTTCTCGATCTGCGTGAGTTGAATGGTGAGGAAGTCGCCAGTTTCCGGACGCTTCTCTGCCAATGCAGCCTTGAGACGAACTTGTCCAGCCGTAACTGTAACCTCGCCAGTTGGCGTCTCAAGTGTGATTTGTGGTGAAACTGAGCCATCATCCCAGCGATGTGCGCCGATGTTGATGACCTTGCCAGAGACTTCGTCTCCAACGTTTTCGAACTTGGCGTAATTGCCGCCGACTTTCATGCCAGGATCATCCCAGATTGACATGATTACCTTCTTTCCATATTGGGTTGGGTTGGGTTTGGTAAATCCCCGCCAGGACATCCGACGGAGAATTCTGTGCTGCCCGGTAGATAGAACGGACAATAGTGGCAGAAGCTACTGACCGCGTTCATCAGCGAAAGGGCGTCGACGCCCGCATTGTCGATGATGTAGTTGGCTGCTTTCAAGCGCTCGATGCCGCGTTGAGCGATGCCAAGGTTGAAAGGTTCGCTCCAGATATACATATTCTTCAGCGATCCACCACGCGGCAAGAACACGATCGCGACATCGCGGATGTCTCTGCCACCTCGGATCAAGCCGTAAGCGTAAAGGTGCGCCTGAGTTCGGTACTGATCGCCGACGCCTTCCTTCTTGTATTTCTTGAGTGAGGAATCTCCGACAATTTTCCAGTCGATGACCAACTTGCGCTTGAGATCGACAAGGTCGACTGAACCGCTAAGAGTGTCGGTGACGAAGACTGGATGTTCGATCAGATAGCGCGATTCGATGTTGTCGTGGCGTTCTGCGTCCTCGAGCTTCTCATACTGCTCGGCCAACCAAGCGTGGACTGCTGTGCCGATTGTGGCGAGCCAGGTATCGGATTGATTGACTGGTTCCACACCGAGCAGACGATAGCCAAGTTTGCGATCGCACTCGCCACCCACCTCAGAAGGTCCGATGGAGCGTTGCTTCGATCGTGGAGCGTTGGCAGAAGCGTTGGAAATGTTCGAGCGAATTTCCTGCTCTAATTCGAATATGTCGATCACAAGTCATCCTGACTGATAGGTCTGAAAACTCTACTTCGAGTTATCTCAAAGCATTCGTTGAAGACTGCGTCTGAGAGAAGCTGCTGAGCCTTCTTCTGGTTAAATCGCTTGGAATCAACATAGTCCCACTTCAGTACCGGAACGCCGTTGACTGTGGCCATGACATTATCACCAAGCCCCGACTCCAGGTGTGATCTTGCGATGTCGGCGCGTTCAGTTAAATCCTTGATCTGCGCCTTGAGATTGTTGTATTCGGTTAGCCATCCAGCCAAGTGTGGTGGAAGTTCTAACGCATCGTTAAGTTCTGACATTTTGTCCCCTTAAAAGTAATTAAATCGATGTTCGTGTTGAAGTGCAGCGCACGCGCCACCGCTGCCGTAGCGCTCCGAGATATAGGCCAGCATTGCGATCAGTTGCGCCTTCGGATCGTTGCTGTGTCTCAGTCCAAGGTTGCGATATGTCGACGCGAGAAGTTGACCAACTCCCCTGGCTGATGATGTTGGCGACTTGGCCAACGGATTGTCGTGCGATTCGATGGTGATAACTCCAACGAGACACTTGTATTGCTTCGGCGTCAGTAGCTCCTTCGCCGCTTGCTCCGCGCTGGCGTTGGTCATTGCGACCTGCTGCGTAATCACCAGCGGGGAGTGAATATGGTTGACGACAAAGATGACATTGAGCGCCAGAGCCATTGTAAGAATGAAGCGGCCGACAAAGCCATACCACGTTGTCATTTTCCATCTCCTATCCCCATTCTTTTCTTATATCTGGTCAATGCTTGGACTGCTGCTGCCTGGGTAGTGGTTAGGCGGCTGGCAATCCATTCGTATGAGTAACCTTGTTTTCGGTAGTTGTAGACCTTTTCACCCATGTTGTTAACTGGTTTCCCGTTAGGACGACGTGGAACGAACTTGAGTCGCTCTCGACGTGTAAGACCCCCCCAGATGCCGTCAGATATTTCTTCGTCGAGCGCGTACTGGAGACATTCAACTCGGTGATGACATCCACTACAGATTTTCTTGGCTTGAGAGGTGAAGGTAGATACTTCCTCGCGAGTTTCCGGAAACCATAGATCGCCGAATCCGACTTGCGCACAAAGCGCTCTTGGAAAGTGTGGAACTTTAAGATTGAAGATTTCATTGATCATTCCTGTCGCCGTATCCTGCTTCTCTGAGTAAATGGACCATGTCCTCGACGCTGAGAACCGCCCAGAACTTGTGCGCTGAGGTTAGTCCAACGCCATTAGGTTTGACAACAAGGATTCCGAAATCTGCTTTGGCATTTTCAGCTTCAACTTGGGCTTCCTTGAGCCACTCGGGGAATTTATATGAACGATGATTCTTGACTTCCCAAGCAAGGCAAGGAGTACCGGTGACATCGCCTTGGTCAAACTCGCCAGTCAATGCTCGGCGTTCTGCGCCTGGAAACCCATGATCGCGCAAGTATTTGACGAGGGCAGTTTCGGCAGCAGTACCCTTTGCCTTGGCTTTGGACATTAGTTCTTTACTGCGTGAAACTTGCGACGGGCAACTGGATTGAAAGTTGCGTGGTTGGTCAAGTTGTAAAGCATTTCGCGGGACTGTTCAAGCTCCTTGCGAGTGCGACGCAATTCTGTGATCTTGTCGGAGTGGCCGTCTTTGCGTGACCATTCGTAGATGGCTCCCAAGGTGAAGCTGAAGAAGGCTACCAAGAAAATTGTGAGGATAAACTTCCAGTCAATCATTGAGATAATCATTCTACTTTCCTGCTTTCTCTAGGACATTGATGGTCACCGAAGATTCCTCGGCTGGCCAGAATGTGTGTTGGATTCCCTGATCTGTCACGATTTGGATGATGTCGATATTTCCTGGCGATGTGAACAATTCTGTGACTGTGCCAGTAAATGAGACGACTACTTGGTCGCCGACTTTCGGAATCATTTTTCGCCTCTGATAGCGCGATTGAGTTTCGCTTGCTTTTTATCCCACGCCATAGCGTCGCGGATTTGTTGATCCATCTCGGATTTAGGTTCAAGCAAGATCATTGGAATGGCTAGGAATAAAGCCACGCCCATTGCTGACAATATGTAGTTAAGCATTATGCGGCCACCCCTTCAGCTGATGCAAGAATCCTTTTGATGGTTTCCAATCGATTTGGAGTTGATCGCCAAACTTTCTTAGTGTTGCCTTCCATCAATGGTTCTGGCATTGGCAATCCGTTAACGATTGCGACAGCTGCGGCCAAACACCAATCTCCCCTGACTGAATTTCCAGGCTTGCCATGAATGTTCATTGACCAGCGCAGAACTTCCTTCAGGCCTTGATGATTGGTGAAATCTTTTCTATCTGTATTCATTTGTTGTCCCCTTTGTATTCGATGCACCCTTTCGGGAGTGACTTAACTGTGACATATATGGCGGGGGAGTGCAACCATCTTCCTCGGCGTGTCGGAATAGCAAAACCCGCCTATCCGTAAGGAAAACCAACCCTGTTGGCATTGTCGGCGAGTTCTGTGGGCTAAGAATACCTCTAGAACGCCAAAGAAGCCCCCAAGCGCCGGCGAGGTGGCGTTTGGGGGCTAGGGCATCATTCAGGAAGGCTAATCGGTCTCTGTGGCCAATTCTCCGCTGATTGCGAGGTATGCAGCACCATCGACGAAGCTGTCGAAGTGGGTTGGGGTTTGGATAAGTCGGGCAACCTTGACCTGAGCCATGCAGAGGGCTACTTGGGCAGGTGTCACCGGATGTTCAAGCACGATCGACCAAAGAGCTGCGATGCGCTCGTGATTGGTTTTGGGTGTGCCGTAATTTTTGTCTCGATCGCCATGTGTGAGTCGGTTGGCTTCGTCGAGGATTTCCTTGCGTTTCATCTTTGCCCCCTGGTCGTCTTGATTGCCTTTGGCTAAGTTGCAGTCCGAGCATAGTGCTTGGAGATTGCTTTCATCGTTGGAGCCGCCTTTAGATAGCGGGACGATGTGGTCGATATGTGGTTCGACTTCGAAGAGATTGGCTTCACAATGCTGACACTTGAAACCCGAAGAAGCCAGCACCCGAAGTCTCGTCGTTTGTGGAAACGAAATTCGAGTCGACTGTGCTGGCTCCTTGCCGGATTTTTTGAGTAAAGCCTTAATATCCGAACGAAGTGTCATCGGTTACTTCTTGCAGCGACACCCATTCGCTTCGCCACGCTTGCGGTGTTTGATGATCGATGCTGGCTTCACATCGTAATTGTGTGACATCAAAAGCCGAGAGATGGCTGAAGCAGAGATGTTTGCGTTGTCGATAAGGTCGGCGAGCGCCTTGGCGTCTTCCTTGGGTAGATCGGCGATGATGCGATCGATCTTGCAAGGAAAGCCAGACTGTACCGGCGGGTTAGCGAGGAAGTCCTCGATTGCGGAACGAAGTGACATTGAACCTATGCAGCTGGCGTGGCTGGCGGTGTAGGCGCGACTGGAGTTGCAGCCTTAACGGTTGCCTTTCCAACATTGTAAATCGCAATGAACTTCTGCGCCTTAGCAATAGCAGCGCCGATAACTGGTCCGAAGACTGAAGCGGCAGCGGCTTTGGCTACTCCAAGCGGATGATGGTCGCCTGAGTACCAGATACCAGCGGCAGTTGATACGAAAGCGATTGCGTAGTGTTCGGCGACTTTGGTGATCTTTGGTGAAATTTTCATAGATACCCTTTCAAGGTAGGTGAGGAAAGACTAGCAGACTCAGTTGTTCCACTTAGGACGCGCCACAGCGACGACGAATTGGTATTGGCGTTGCTTCTCATAGCAACCATCACCATTGGATTGATTTACTCCAGGCGCTCCGGTGTTGCCTTCATAAGTTGTCAGGGTCTTTGTCGCAGGATTGTTGGAGACAACCAAGCCGACGTGTTCTGGCAACTTCTGTCCGTCCCAGTTAAAAAATACGATGTCACCGGCTTGAGCCGAACTGACGGGGACGAGCTGGTGCGTAGTCGTGAAATGTTGGACTGCGATTGGGCAGTAGGCGAATCCTTTGGGTGATTGGATTCCAGCGATCAATGGCAAGGCATTGGCTTGAGCAAAGCAGTAGGAAACGAACATCG